CGCTTGCTCACGCTCTGGGCTTCCTCCACCCAGGCGATGTCAATCGACTCCGCAGACTTGATACTGTCGCGCGTCTGGTTCGACAAACCCGCGAACATGAATTCAGTCCCGTTAACGCCCCTGATCTCGGTCTTTAACACCTCGTAGCACTTCGATAGCCCCATGTCCTCGATCTGGTCGCTAAGCAGCTTGTGCACCGAGTCCTTGATGCTGTTCTGGATCTCGCGAAAGCACCCGATCCTCAGCGGCTCTGACGCACCACGGATCAACAGCGCTCGAGCGAAACTCCACGACTTCGCCCCGTCACGGCCGCCAAAGGCAACCCTATAACGGTGCTGCTCCTCAATCAGAAACCGGAGCTTCTCCGGAAACTGCCATCGCTGTAACGAACTCAATCAACCCCCTGACCTTGATCGGCGGCGCTTCGTCGTCTCCCGTGATCGCCTGTGCGGGCTTGCCAACACCACGATCCAGGAGAGCATTGGCGGCGGCTAGGGAGATGGACTCATTGGAACTGCCCATGAGCTCGACGAGCTTCGCTACAGCCGCCTCACAATGCTGGCGCGCTAGACGCTTGACCTCTGCCGACTCTTTCGGCCGCCCACCAGGATTTCCAGAAATTCCTTTCGCAAATGGCATGTGTTAACTCAATGCTGATCTCAATATGTTGCGCGGCAACAACCGCATGCCCGTCATGGGCTTACTCGTGCCCTCTTTGGGCATCCTTGGGTTTACGCTGATGCTTGGCATAAACGCCCTCTGCGATGATCTCTACCTCGTGGCGCAGTGCGTGCAGCCAGTAGTGCGTTACGCACCAGAGCTTGCCGGGCGTCGCGTGTACTGCTCCGGGATTCGGACAGTCAGGCTCGCAGCACTTAGACTGCAACGTTGTTTTCCACGTAGTAGCAGTGCGTCCCAAGGTACTGCGTTGACAATGCGTCATCAGCCTTGACGGTAACCTGACGCTTCTCGCGCCAGTTCGCCTCCTGGTTGATCGCGTTGGCCGCTACAGAGACGGTCAGCGAGACGGAGGCGCTCGGGGATACGCTAGTCCAGTCCACCAGTACCGTGCCCGTGGTCAGGCAGTCAATGCGATAGTGAACGGTCGTTGGCGCGCTCGCCGTCCAAGGCTCTGCACTATCGTCCCAGAACTTCACGGCGATCGTAAAACTCGAGTCCTCCGGTGCAGTGTGTTGCACCAGAGGATCGCGGAAGGTCATTCTCATTTAGACCGATCTCGAGGGCGTGAACCGCGCCGGCCCATCCATGTTGACGACGCTGCAGGGGCGCCACCTTGCAGTTGTGCGCCACCGAGCAGCAGCGGCTGGAAGAACCACATTTAGGCCACCTGCCTGATAGACCAGCCGATCGTGCGGTCTGTTCCAGCGAGCTTCTTAACCGTTACGTCCCATCCGTACAGAAGTACCAGGGATGGGCTTACCCAAGTAGGCGCTGACGTGCCGGTGACGATCGACTCATAGATGACCAGCTTGCTACCGGCTGAATAGCACTTCTCGTAAACCTTGATCTGGTACTGCTCGGTAACGGTCATTGCGCTTAGGTCCAAAAACACCTGGTAGATACCGTCCGTGGTGTCCGTAGCGAGCGACGTTGAGTCATTGACGAGCGAGTACTCAGTCGTGCTGATCGACGCGCTGTCGTCTTTGTATGCTGCAATAGCCATTAACCTACTCCGTAAACGACCGCAGCCAAAGTCCCACTAGGAGCGGAACCGCAGGCGACGCGAACGTACATACTAGACCCCGCTGGAACCGGATAATAGGACGCCGGGTTTCTACATCCCATATCAGACAGTCTCTCTGTACTGTCCTCTTGAAAATGCTGTTCTTCTATAATCACGTTGTAATTCCCCCCAGTCCCGACAGCAAGATCAACGGCGTACCCCTTACCGCCTCCAGCGCCCGCCGCAGTCTGGCCGAGACCAACCTGCCAATACCACAGCGCCACAGACGTAGTGCCTATAAGGGTCCAGCTTCCTTCCGCGGTATTCCCGGCGGTAACGGCCGTCCCTGTCGGCGCCGTTGCGCCTATCGTCTCGACAAACGTCCCGACTTTCAGCGATTCCGGCGAAACCGGACACCGATAAACTTGACACGCAGCCCTAAGGGTACTCGCCACATCGCCGTAGGCTTTAAACGCGATAGTAGATCCTGAAGGTATAAAAATCGGGAAGTAAAATTCCAATGGCCCACCGCCCCCACCACCAGTAACACTCCCGGCGCTACCGACCAACATATCGTTAATCAGGTCCGAGTAACTAGTGCCGCCGGCAGGGTCGTACCCCAGTGTCAGGCACGTAGTACGGAATGTTCCGTTTGTATAGTTGTCGTGGCAGTTAATACGTATCCCATAGGCATCGCTGGTTAACGCGCTACCTGCGGCGGCCCAAGAGCCGTAGTCAGCAGTCCCAGGGGTCACAGACGTACCGAGCGACGACGATGGCACGGCACCGGACCATGAATTTGTTTGAGCCGTCAGGGCGCCTGCGTATTGCGGAACATACAGCATTAATAGTCCTCGTTGGGTTAATCCACGTCAGGGGAATGCGTTAAGCGTGACGGACTGCTCGGAAATCGTATCTATCCCGTCTATGCGCCAGCGGTGAACCCCGCCATGCACCCCCTCGTCGCCGTGATACCAGTAAAGGCTCCCGTTCGCGTAAGCATAGGTGTTGTAGAAACTGTTACCGGCGCAACCTTCTGGGTGCGAGTCAGCGTCTGGCCTGAAATAAGTAATTCTCGGCGTGCCGAACTGCCCTATAAAAAGGCCATCATCATAGTAGTGCATGAATTGATTGGCCTGGCCTACCTGATAGTACGTCAAATCCCTGTAATTCTCGCCGTGATAGCCGTAGAACACATGACGATCATAGGCCCAGACCTGATTCCCGCCATAATTAACCGAGTTGTCAATAGCTTTTGTCTGGTATGTGCCTTTCCCGTCTAGCTTGCCAGTGGGGCTCGTCTGCCATGCAAAGGATGTCCCACCCTCGAATACACCGCCAAGATGATAGCCTTGATTTTGACTACCAGTGGACGCTACAGAGCCATCAAACTGGATCAACACACCAGATGAAGTAATCGGACATTGACGCAGAGCGCCAAAACCACCGCCACGAAACCACGGGCTAGTTTCTGATGTTAGCACTGACCCGTAAGCTACCGCCGAGCCCCATGTCGGATTGTGCGATCCATCGAAGCCAGTAAGCTCCCTAACATAGTAGGTCTGCGTATACCCATAACCTACAGTCGGTATGTGTATGTACCGAAGGTCTCCGTTTTCGTACATGTGGGAACCGTAGTTTCCCCCAGAAGGCGCCGGGATATTAACGCAATGTCGCGGGAGCCCGGACGATGGCAACTCGTAAATATCTGAGCTGTAGGCTCCGTCCTGCTTGGTTTCGGCGTAGGTTCTCCCGTTACTAAGCGTTTCAACAGACATGAACCCGCCGTTAAGTGAATTTTCAATCGTGGCGAACGGGCCGGCAGGGCCGCCGGCTGTCCAGTTCCTAACAAGTGTCCACGCATCAGTTTCTCCCGCCGTCAGCGTCTCTGTGTAATCAATTTCGTACTCGAGGAACCCGCAGAACACCCGTGCGGGGTTCGCGTGATCGACAGTCACGTTATAAGCGGCCGTTGACCACTGCAATACCTCATCACACGTCCCGTCTGACGCAATATGGAGTACCTGCATATTGCCGCTATTCCCGAGCCAAAATCCGCCGCCGGTGTCCGGACAAATGAATGTGTGTTGCTGCCAATTCCCGGCAGACCAGTAAAACCAGAACTTCGATGTGGCCACAGACGGGTCGGTCATGTACCCACCCGCGTCACCGAAGGTATCGAGCAGTGCACCAGCAGAACTGTACTTAAACACTTGCTGAACGTCGTCGCCGTCAGCGACCCAAACATTACCCGAGGAATCTATGGCGACAGCCAGCGGGTGCGTAAACCCTGTTATCGTCGTGCCCGTAGAGGAATCCACGCTTGGATTCGTGAACTCAATAACCGACGTTCCGCTAATTACCCAAAGACTACCGCCAGAGTCAAAAGCGATCTGATTGCAGATGGCCGTATCATCATAGAGGCTGCCGACGCTAACCGCATTTACCAGCGCCCCGGTAGTCTTATTCAAAACGTGCACCGCATCAAACGCAGGATGCGAGACGGCAATATAGGACGAGTCAACAGAGATCCCCGTAGGCGACACGCCCGGAACAGATATCTTATGCTGTCCTGACTGCGTGCCGGATGTGTTCACGGCCGCACCGCCAGGCGTCGTCGAAAACTGGAAAGATGCCCCGGATAACCCGGTAGCTATCACATAGTACGTCGTGCCGGCCGTGATCCCTGTCGGCAGCGCGCCCGTAGTGCTGAAAGTAAACCGCGCGCCGGCAGCATAGCTGTTCGACACCGTAACCACCGCCGGGCTTGCGGTGGAAACCGTAACAATTGGATTTCCTTCATGCAAATCAATAGCGGAATAGCTGCCCCTATACAGCGTTACAGACGTACCGCTCGAAAAAGTAACATTCTCTCCGGTGCTTATGACCTGCGCGCCGCAAAACGCCTTTGCGTTGCCGTAACCGCCGCCAGTTGCCCAGTACATATAAGTACCGTCAGTGGCAATGCTATTTGGCGACACCCCTTGCTCAGTCAGAATACCGCTAAGTCGTGTATGCGGATCGGATAGCGCAAACTTCGCCATGCACTGAAGGGCCTCGTTATAACCAACGGATACCCAAAGGTCGGACCCCACAATCACGGCGCTTTGCGTCGGGTTATTTAAGCCGACCATCACCGCCGAACTTGTAAAGCTTGAAGACAAGTTCCCGATTACACCTTCCCACACATACTCGACATTGTGTGATAGCACCTTTGCGTAAAAAGGTGGGGTCCCAGTAGCGGGGGAGCCGTCGTCCATATCCCCTGCCCAGTACGCTCGATGTGTGCCTGCGGTCTGTGTAACGGCCGACCAAAGCATCTTTTGCAAAACGTCGTTTGAGTCATAGACAGCAGCGCTAGTCGTAAGGGCTGGCGCAGTAAGCGTGTAAGCGAAACTGTTGTACAGATCGCTCGGCGCCAGCGAGGTAACTGTAGTCCCTACGCCAGTTGATACGAAAAGATTTCCCTCAGTGAATGCCACAGAAGCAGCCCATGGTTACTCAGAAACCAGTTTCACGGCGTATGCCTCCAATGCAAGCCAATCCGCCGACGCAACGCCTAGCAGTAGTTTAAACTCAAGCGATTGGTCTACAGCAGTGTTTATGCTACCGCGCGACATACTACTCGCAAAGCCTTTCGATGCGTCCCCGCTGTCGTTCGCGCTAGTCTGTCTGGCGGATATGTTCCTATTAGCAGCTCCCTTATTCCTTGTACTCCCAATATTTGCATAGTTGATGTTTGTGGTACTGCTCATCAACCACGAAAAAACACTAGACCCACCAAATGACACATCTCCGCGTTTTAGGTTGGTCGTGTTGGCCCCAGACATCAGCACGGTGTACTCAAGAACACCGTTCAACCCCATAGAGTTGGCCGTAACCGTAACAGATGGCCCCGCAACAGAAGTTGTAACTTGCGTATACGCTCCAGGACCCGCAGACGAAAAAGCAGTAGGAGACACGGGAATTTCAGGCGTCCCGCTCAACTGCGTATATACGTCGTCGTATAGAGTGCCGACAGTCGTACTAGCCATCACGCAATAATACCAATCCGCCGCGCTACCCAAATGAATGGCGTCTGCAGGCATGTAAGCATAGGCCGAGTCGAAAGTCGCCGTTAGGGGACTCGCCCCGGTCAACCAGATGACCGAGTTAGCAAACGGGCCGGTGCCGGACAACGTGCCAGTCAACGTAACTGTAGCAACCGTAGTGGACGAATGGGTTGTAACCGTCGCGTACTTGAATGTCCCGCCGTCGTCAATCGTGAGCACCCGACCAACATCTGAGGATGTACCGAGGAGCGAGGCAGCGCTCATCGTCATAGTAACGCCCGATCCACTTAACGCACTGAACGAGGCGGTAGCGGAGGACGCTGGCGTATTCCCCATGATGAATACGCCGTCATCCTGCATATAGCCGCTTGCCGGCATAATGAATGGAATACCAGATTGCATCAGCACCGTCACGGGAGACGGGGGAATATCAAGCAAGGTTCTGGCTTGCGTCGCCGTTAGCGACATTCCAGGCGCCGTCGATCCTGTGTTGTTGCCATAAAGGCTGTTTGCGTTTACGTTCGGCACGCCAACTCCAAGGGTAGACGGATCGACGCCAATCGCTTCATACCCAACGCCAGTTGCAACAATCACCTGTCCAGCTTCGAGATCACTCATACGTTCGAACTGGCGCCCTCATAAAAAACCCCGCACTAGGCGGGGCGAAAGGGGCGCGATACACGCGCCACCGGGGAGTAGCTGCCAGGACTCTGTGTTTACGTGCCGTCCCGGCGAGCACGGGCCGTCATTTAGCAGACGCTCCGGCTCGAGCGACGAAGGCCGTTAGGTAGCGGGATAGTGCTACCCGCCGACACGATTGTTAATTTGACAGTGCGCTTGATATCACAGGTAAAAATAGGTGTCAAGCCGCGTTAAAAATCAGCCACAATCAATCACTTGGAATCGGGAACTATTTTCCTGGCCCCATCATTTTGGCACACTATGCGATAGACCTTGCCCTCTATCTGCCAAACGATCTGGATCATGTCCGCTTTGCGCTTGTGCAGGGCCCTGGCTAATGGCCCGTAACCGATCCTGTATACCCATCGGGCATCAAAGATTGTCTTGTGATCGCTCGGGATTTTGTCCAGAGCCCTGCGAACCTCAAGCGCCTTTGCACTATACACCTCGGGGAAGGTGTGTTCGTACCCGCTCGAGCCGGAGACCGCTTGGCCGCCTCTGCCGTTGAATACGGCGTCATGCGTGGCCCACCCGTCACTGTGCCATGCCTTTAACCCCCCGGCAGTAACGACAGGTTTACCTCCGTCCCTGAGGCGCCGGATGCAGTTGCCATATGATGCGAACCATTCACGCATACATACGTCCGGGCGTTCAGCGGGCTGGAGCTGCTGGGGACTCATCATGTCTGCGCCTTCTTCGCCTTCGCCTTGAGCGCGCGGCTGTTCTTCTCCAGATTCTTTAGGGACCGCTCGTTACCTTGGGGTATCCCTATCAGGCGGGCGGGGTCTGAGCCGAAGCAGGATAGCTCGCAGTGCTCCTGCAGCGGGGTGCGCGGCTTGAATGCTCGCGCGCATTTGCGGCATATCCGAAGTTCACCGGCCATTGGCACGTTCACCCCGCTATCAGCCTGTCGCAGTCCTTGAGAACGTCGTCACATGTTCGCCAGATAAGCAGCTCACCGTGAGCGCAGGCGACATCAACTGAGAAGTCCTTTTGCGCCTGGGTGAGTTTACCTTCTTCGGTCTTAACTTCAATGACATGCCATCGGCCACGGAACAGCCCGATAGCGTCTACGGGCTTAGAGGTTGGATAGATCAGCCAGCCCATTGCGCGGGCGAGCTTGAATATCGTCGCCTCGTTAGCGTCCCTGCGTGCGGCCCTGCGCCAGATAGTCATGGCATTTCCTTAACGTTAAGGGCCTCCCTGCCATCTGCGTGCTCATCACACAGGGTCTGCAACCAGCCTCCGTCCCTGAGCACCCCATGCTCCCCACATACCTCGCAGGTACGCTGAGATTGCTCCTCGGCGGCATCAACCATAGCGTCTACCTCATCGTCCAGAGGGGCGTAGTAGAACCGCAGGCCGCCGTACTTCTCCTTGATCTGCATGATCGTGAGGCCCTTTTCTTCACATTTTTCGATGATCGGTGTTACAAGGCTATCCCAGCCCTTGGGGTAGCCGTGGTCAATGTAATTTAGTTTGGCACTCCGGATCAACGTGTGGAAGCTGCTGACGAGGGAGCATGAGGCTTCGTGTGGAAACGAGAGTGGCATGTCGGGCATATCAGCATGTGGTTGGTGCTCCGTTCGCCCCGGCGGAAGGTCGTGTCCTTGGTGCCGTGCTTGTACAACCGACCGACCGAGCCGCACTTGACGCAGGCTCTGGGCAGCAGCCGGTACTCGGCCTCCAGCTCGTACTCGTCGCCGTCCGAGCGCTTGTCGATCAGCGTCCAGTCCGGCAAGTCGAGGATGTCGGTCATGGGTCATCGACCCGCGACCGCTTCCAGAACGGCGCGCGCCACCGCTCTGCCCATCGGCAGCGGCACCCCGTTGCCGAGGCCCTTGCGCATCGCCTTCGCAGTGAACGCGCCATGCTCTTGCAGGGCCTCGACGAACCCGTCGGGAACCCCCTGCCGCTCGGCCATCTCCGCGATCCCCAGCGTGCGCCCGGCATCGTGGGGCATTGGCCCGCCTCGGTTCAGCGAACTCGTGCGACCGCCAGATGCGCTCGGTTTCCTGTAGCCAGACCCGCCGATGGCCACCGACACTTCGCGCGCGTCGCAGACGACCGTGGGGAGTGGGTTCATCGTGTGCAGCGCCAGCGTCTCCACGCGCAAGGCCAAACCCGCCGGCGTGCCAAACGAGAATCGACGGAGCCGGCTGGTCGCCCCACCGCACCACACGTCGCGCACCACGGCGTTGTCCAGCAAGTAACCCTGCACGACGGGCGCCGGAGCCGCAGGCACGTTCTCCATGACAAACCAACTCGGGGCCGCTTCGGCGACTACGCGCTCGAACTCTGGGATCAGGTTCGGAGCCACCGTGTGACCGTTGTGTTCGACCATGAACCTGAGCTGACTGAACGCTTGGCACGGCGGACCGCCGATCACACCATCGAACTTGCCCGCCGGCGGATGGAACGAGCGCACGTCGCCACCCCACAGAAGGTCTGGCCCGCGAACGACGCAGAAGCCCTCCTCCTCGAACGCTCGGTCCAGCAATCCGAGGCCGGGGAACAACGAAAGCACGATCATGCTCATGGCGCGTTTCCACACGTTTATCCGGAATTAGACTATATGCCATCATGCCCACTTCCACAAGTTAATCCGGAAAGCCTTTAGTTTCATGCGTCATCCACCCTAGTAGATATCCGCGTATAGATATCCGCGTACCGCTCCACCGTAGGACCGTCCAGCAGGTCGGGCGGGATCAGCCGCCCCTCGTTGACGTAGTGGTGGAAGGACTCGCACGCCATAAGCCTGGCGCCACAGGACTCGATGTGCGGGCAGGCAAAGCGCACGCAGGGAGGATCGGGGATCTCGTTGGTCTTGATGGAGACATAGATATGCTCCTTGCGGGCCTTGCGCTCCAGGCGCTCCCTGAGCTTTTTACGGCGCTTCTCTGCGGCTTCCTTCTGGCGGATGGCCATCCATGCTTCTTCCGCCTTGCGCCGGTTATACGCCTTCTCAGCGCGTTCTATCAGCGATGCCTTGGGCTTGTTGGCTTTGAGCCACTCGACCCGCTCCGCCCACTTTTCTGCGCTTAGTACCCTAGCCACGGCTAAACCCTGTCTATTGTAGACGAGCCTACAATCCCTAGCGCCAATGCTTTCGCCCACCCGACTCTAGTATAGCGCCGCATGTGGCCCGGCGGGAATGAATAATCAGCTATATCCTCTGGCCTGATGTGGTTGTCACTGCCGCTTAAATTCTGTTCGGCAAACGACGTAGGCCAAAAACACTGACCATCTCGTTCGGGGGCCACAACAACATTGTCTTTGCAAGCACAAGTTGGTGTTGTTGGCGCGTTGCCTCGGCCGCACACAGGACACACCCAGCCGGTTTGCGCTATAATCTTCGTTTTCATTTGCACGCCCACTCCCTGAATACGCTTGATACCGTGTCAGCCTCGCGCACCCTCGGCTGAGCGCGCAGGCGACGCCTTGTCGCTCGATTCACCGCACGGGCGCAGTCCTTGCAGTAGTAACACCTCGCCTCACGATGCGACCAGCGAAGGTGAAAGGACGATCGCGGCTTGTCCTGTCCGCATTTCGCGCAGTGCTTCACGCAGTAGCCTCTAACTCCCGAACCTTGCCTTCACCGAATAGCTGCCAGACCAGGCGCATTGCACGCAGGTCCTTCGCAACATCAGCAGCAGCTAACTCCCACAACACGACGGATACCTTATCAGATAACCATGACTTTGTGTCAACTATTTGTTGCGCGTCCTGAGTAACCTCTGCTCGAGCCAGGTACGCCTCTGCCACATGCAATACCCCAAGCCCGCCTTTCTCCGCAACGTATTCGCGCCAGTGCTTTTCACTTCGCGCCTTGTCTGACTCAAAAACGGCATTCGAGGCAGTCTCTTGCTCTTTCGTCCGCTTCGGTGGCGCGAACTTATCCGTTACGTCTTTCTTGGCCTTGAGTTCGAACAGTCCTTGCCACTGGTTCGCTATGCTCTGGTCAACAACCCTGGCCTGAGTCTCGTGGTCGCCGTGTCGCATCAGAGCCAGCTTCATCGCCCCTTCCGATGCTTCCTTGATCGGCTTCTTGATAGCCGAGCGATACTGCTTCCAGCGCAACCAGGCTTCTTCGTTTAAGTCCATTATTCCTCCTGGATTGATTCCACTTAGAGCTTTCTTGTCTGCTCTTTACCCACCTGCCCGTGGTTCGACCCACGATACCCCCTTACCCCCAAAGGATAAAACGATACCGTGAGAGTGGTGCCGACAGTTGACCTGCCCGCCGTCCCGACCCTTTCGTCCATGCTGCACTTAAGTTTACGTACTGCAACAGGTGGCATCCCCCTGATACGTGGCAGATTAGGCATGCCAAGGCCAGCTTGCGATGGGATTGACTTTGCGATGGCGTCGTTGGTACAGTTTCCCGTACCAGGGCATCGGTGTCCTTTCCACCACCCTGTCTGCCTATGCAGAGCAGGCGCCCGGAGGAGCTAACCTCCGGGCTGTCCTGTGTTCTACTCCGGTCCTCGCAAGAACGCAAGCGCTACTTCAACGCATGTCCCCAGCGCGAGCAGTACCACCGTAAACACGGCCCAATACGCCGCTTCGATCTTGATGCGGCCCCATGTGGTCAACTGCACTTTAGCCATAAGCACATACCACTTGCGGTATTGACAACGCTAGGTTACACTGCCGCCTGATCCGGCGACGTTCCGGGCGTGGAGCCGGAGTCCTCGAGCGGGCTAGCGCACCCGTTCGCAGGGCTCCCGCTTCCATAGATGTCCGGCCTGAGAACGGCCCTAGGAATGCCTGAGAGCCCCTCCAAGGCGATAACTCTCTCGACAGGTATCCTGCGCCGCCACCGCACCAGCGCCTGCACACTGACTCCCATAGCGGCCGCCAGCGCGCGCCGCCCCCCGACCCTGTTTACCGCCAGGTCAAACGGATTTGACGTGTCCATACGCACCGTTTACCACGTCACACCATAAACAGCAACGCAACGTTACTGAGGATAGGTGTTGACAACCGCCCCGTGGTGGTTTACAGTCCGTCTCACGTTACCGGGAGATAAACATGATTACGACCACGCTTAACCGCATCCGTGCTCACGATCCTTGCGCCGAGGGCTGGGCGAAACTGCTCACGTATCTCGGCAAGACCATGGCCGACGACGATCCGCTGCCTTACGCCACGATCGTCGCATCGAACGGTATTGATGACGCACTGTGGGCATGCCGCGCCGAGCCGCAGCACGTTCGCAAATGGCGCCTGTTCGCTGTCTGGTGCGCGCGGCAGATACAGCACCTGATGACCGATGCGCGCAGCATCGCGACGCTAGATATTGCAGAACGGCATGCCAACGGGCAGGCGACAGATGCAGAATTGGCCGCTGCGAGGGTCGCTGCGTGGGACACTGCGTGGGCCGCTGCGTGGGCCGCTGCGTGGGACGCTGCGAGGGCCGCTGCGTGGGCCGCTGCGTGGGACGCTGCGAGGGCCGCTGCGTGGGCCGCTGCGAGGGACGCTGCGAGGGACGCTGCGTGGGACGCTGCGTGGGCCGCTGCGAGGGACGCTCAACGTGCAGAGTTCCTGCGAGTGGTGGGAGGCTAAGTCATGCGTCACTTGTCAGGTTGCTTGCACGTCTGCGTTACCGCCCGCGTGCTCGGCGTCGAGTGCGATCTCGAAGCCCAGTACGAGCCGGACGGCAAGGCCACGGCTCTGGTCGCCGCCGACTTCATCGCGTTCGGCGGGACGTATCTGGATCACACCATCGCCCTCGATATCGACTCTCTGCCGGAAAGCGAGCGCGAGGACTTGGACCGTATCGTGAACACCGCCCACAACGAGCGCGACGCAGTGGAACCGGAGGAGGATATCTGATGTTCGACTTCCTCTGCTTCCTCTCATTCTGCGCCGTCGCCGGCTACACCCTTGCGGAGTTCTTCACATGATGCGCTCCACTATCGACATGATACGCCGCATGTTCACCCGCGAGGAAACCGAGCGGCGCCACATGCGCAACCTGGCCGTCCGCGACAGCCAGAACCTCGAGGTTCAGACCGGCGAGCACGTCCAGAATGCCGAAATGTCCGTTAACAAGCTCGCCCTCCACCGCGACGACTTCGAATCACACATCCGGGAGTATGACAATGACTGACAAGATCCTGACCAACACCATGGGCGCCTTCTATAAGGAAATGGCGGACATGGAAACCGAGGACACCATCAATCACGCGCTCGCCAACATGGAGCAGATCCGCGACGAGCACTACACCAAACGTATACTGGCTATCGGCGTGCACGACTTCGCGCGTACCGACACCAACGAACTGCGCACCCTCGCCATGCAGGCGCGTAGCCTTGAACGGCGCTACGCCGAGAAGGCGGCCCTCATCACGGCCGAGGTGACGCGGCGGCAGGAAAAGGCGCTTGGGTGCTTCGATACCATTCCTCCGTACCTGAGGAGCGCGACGTGAAAGCATACAAAGCGTTTGGACCGGACTGGAAATGCCGAGACATGCAGTACGAGGTCGGCGAGACGTATACGTACAACGGCGATGCTGTGATATGCAAGTCTGGATTTCATGCGTGCGAGAATCCGCTAGACGTGCTCGATTACTACGACCTAACGACATGCAAGATCGCCGAAGTTGAAGTAGGCGGAACGATTGTCAAGCACGATGAGGACTCGAAGGTTGCATCCTCATCTATCAGCATCAAGGCCGAATTGACGCTGCCGGAGTTTATCGCTGCGGCTATTCGGTTTGTCTGGGATGCATGCTCAAAGAAGCAGAAAGACAAAGCGGACTCCGCCCAGCTCGCAGCGTCGGGACACGCTGCCAAGCTCGCAGCGTCGGGAGACTCCGCCCAGCTCGCAGCGTCGGGACACTCCGCCAAGCTCGCAGCGCCGGGAGACTCCGCCCAGCTCGCAGCGTCGGGAGGCTACGCCCAGCTCGCAGCGTCGGGACACTACGCCCAGCTCGCAGCGTCGGGAGACTCCGCCAAGCTCGCAGCGTCGGGACACTCCGCCAAGCTCGCAGCGTCGGGAGACTACGCCAAGCTCGCAGCGTCGGGAGACTCCGCCAAGCTCGCAGCGTCGGGAGGCTACGCCCAGCTCGCAGCGTCGGGACACTACGCCCAGCTCGCAGCGTCGGGAGACTCCGCCAAGCTCGCAG